TGACTTCCACTTGTAGGACTTAATTCAAAATCATTATCTGAAATCATAATTAGTCCAGATTCTTTATCCCAAAAAACATTTTCTACGGCTAAATCGGCAATATCGCCTTTCATAATGTTTACGCCGTCAACTTTTTCAATTGATACAACACTAGCAAATTGATTTGCTGGACTATCGACAAGGGATAGTTCAAATAAATCATAATCTTTAATAATTCTAATTGGGCGATCTACCTTTTCATCATATCCATCATCCCATTTATTCATAATTCCACCGATTGAAAATCCAGAAAGGGTGCCATCTAAAACCTTTTCCCAAGTGTTTTGCGCTCCTTTTGAAACGTAAGCAGAAACAAAAACTCCTGAGTAAAACTTTTTTGAGTCGGCATCAAAGTACTTATCTTCTTTAAATGAAACCATCTTGCCAACTGCAGATGGTTGATGCATTTCTCTTATATTTCCTTTAAAAGCAGCAAATGCTTTTATGCTTGCATCGCTTGTTACAATGTCATTTTGTTTGTCTAAATTATCAAGAGTTGCAAATCCCGAAACAATTCTGCGCTCTTGATCAATCTTTGAGATTGGCATAGACAATCTAAGATTGTTGCCATCCGATTTCCAATGCGCTTTATTAATGATATCCATATCCTTACTATTATACCAACTATTTTAATACTTTTTATTAATTAGAAGATCTGCCTTCGCCTTGTGCATTTCTTCCAGAAATTGTGGATGGGCTATCAGAATTATTGTTTGCTCTTTGTGAATCTCTTTCTCTATTCCCTGCTAAGTTTGCTCTAGCATCTGTTTCTTGTCTTGGACTCATTTCAAATGGGATATCTCCATCTTTAATTTGTGGCAATCCAAGTTTCTCTCTTGCTTCATTTGGCATCATTACTTGGGTTTTAACATACCGTTCAAGAATTTGAGACTGAGCAATTTCATCGGTAAGCGTAAGTTCGTTAAATTTAAGTTCAAGAATGTCGGTTTTTTCACGAACAATTTTGCTAATTAGTTTTGATATTTCGTTCTGTGCTGGACGAGAAACCTGTTCTTTAAATGTACGATCTTGTGCCAGTGCGTTAGCAATTGACCCAGAATCTCCCCCACCTAATTTAGACAATGGCACTTGATGGGCTACTAAAATATCATTTCTATTTTGAAGTCTGTATTCTTTAAAAGATCCTTCTTGAACGCCATTTTCAATTGGCTTCATGTCAAACTCAACCTTACTATTTTCAGTATCTCCTGGAAGCGGAATATACAAAGTTCTGTGAGACTGACCCTTTAATCCAGTTTGTAAAAATCTAAACATTTTGTCTTCTGCATCTGCACTTAACTTAGCACCTTTAAGTGTAATGATGTATCTTGGCACTGCCTTGTTTTCAAAATAATCAATATTGTAGTTTGATGCAAGTTGATCACCAATAAGTGAAGAGAGGGCTGAAATAATATCTGGAACTCCATAATAAGTATTTAATGGAGAGTATTGTTTAAAATGAATAACCTCATTTGGTCTCGTATCTGTTGTTACAGGATTTTGATTCTTTGCCCCAAAATTTCTAAAGTATGTAACTGATGGCTGAATAATCTGAACATATCCGTCATTTAATCTGCGAACACGCATTGTTGTTGATGGAATATGACCAATGTAACCAATCTCTCCTGTTACTTTACGACCAATTTCCATGTATCCATTTCCAGTTGCCTGTACATCTACATAAATTTTTTCCATAATTTTTGTAAAACTGTCGTCATCGTTAAGGTTTTCTAACCAATCACGCATTTCAATTTTTGCTCTTTCAATTCTTTTACGAGCACGACCAAGAGAATTTTCATCTTCAACATTTTCAAGTTTTAGCATGGTACGTGAAGAAACAACAAAATCATAACCAAGACCAACAACATTCTCTACTTTAGCGTCAATCGCAGCATGGTTTGCAAAAGATGTATCGTAAAAGTTTGCCAATTCATAAAGGTTGTAAGGAGGTGTAATTACATCAAAAAGTCCATAACCATTTCTAACTGCTGTTCCTGGATTTATGGCTTTTGATTTTGTATTATCTGTACCAGACTGAACTGCATTTGCGCTATCTAAATATGCGGAAGTTGGATCTACTGCCTTGCCAAGAGTACGAGCAGTGCGCCTTTTAAAATTTTGATCAAGATTGTTTAAATTTTTAATAAAATCCCAGTTTTTATTAAAAGGATCGTTCTTTTTAAATTCATCCTCTTTGTCTGCAAGATTATCAATACTTGCTCCAAGATAGTACTCTTCTTCATCAATCATCGGAACCATGCTCCTTTATTGTTTGCTGTGCTGCATGAACTGCGCCCAAATCATTCATATTAGGAATGAGTCCTTCTTTCATTCTGGCAATCTGCTCAGAGTATTCCATCTCACTTACACGGTTTACACCAGGATGAAAAACTGGTTTTCCTTCTGGCTGACCCCAATATTCTGCTGCTTTGCGTAATTCCATGATTTTTTCAAGATCACCTTTACGTGCAGGAATGTTTAAAAGGTTTCCGTGACCATCTCCAAAGACCTTGCCATTAGGTTTTTCCCAGAAATACAAACCCCAGTCATAGTTTTTTTCAATAAGTTTGATCTTGGACTTACCAACTTCTCCTGGTTTTTTCTCTCTCATAACCATTAGTATACCATATTATGCTACAGTTGATATAGAACTTTGCCAAGTGGCGTCTTTAAATACCTTCAAATAGTCAGTCTCCATATAAATACCTTCATTGTCATCTACAATAATTTTATTTGTGCCAACGTAATTCTTATAAACCTCTGCAGGATTAACAATATACCTGCTGTCCCTACTCTTAACTAAAACGTTATCCCAATTTGAATCGTCCCAATAGTTCCAATTTTGATCGTTTATTTCTCCCCACGTTCTAAACAAAATCTGTTGTTCAAGTTGTGAATTGGTTCCTTTATAAAAAGATATGTTATTAAAAGTCATTAGATGTTTTAAATTTATTTTTCCATTGTAAGAATTTAAATTAAGGTTAACTGGAAAAGACATACCTAAAACTGCCCATCTTTGAATTGACATAGTTGGCTCTGCCACATAAAGTCCATCTAAATAATAATACAATTCTGTAAATGGTAGGCCATCAGATTTTGTTTTAGCAGAAATAGTTGCTCTGTCTGCATTCAACGAGTTGGCTTGAATATAAAATTCTATTGTATCGTTTGCATACTCTATTTCAAATATTAAAACTGGATCTTCAGGAAATGCCCATAAATCTGACCTAATAAACATTTGAATAGCACTTAAAGAATACTTAAGGTCTAAGCCTGGATTAATGTCAATACTGAATCCACGACTTAAATTGTTTAGTCCGTCTCTTAATTCAATCCCGCTTTTTCTTGTAAGATATAAATATGGAACACTCTCTTTGTCAATAACATATGGATTTACTCCTTTGTAATCAGCAACACCACTTGCCAATTTGTATGGAATTAAATCTATTCCATATCTACTTGTTACTGGATTTGAATCATTTGCATTTAAACTTTTTGCTGCAAACTCTATTTTTCTTAAAGAAAGTTTATTATGTAATATACCAAACACTTTAAACCTAATGGAGTAAACCATTGATATAGTGTTAAAATCAATATTTTTTGATGGATAAATTAAATAATTATCAACAATTTCAAACCTTTCAGTTTGCCAATCCGCTTCAGTATTTAAATTTAATATTCTTTTTTTAATTGCTGGGTTTGTTGTTGCATAGTCTGAGTCTGTCTGCGTAATGCCTTGAGAAATATCTTGAAAAGTAACATATACTCTTACGTTTGAATCGTTAGTATTTAATGAATCGGAATTGTCTACCCAATAGGTGTCTCCCTCTTCTTTTACTTCAGATGGTGCTGGATAGTCAATATTAAACTGAATAAAATCAATATCTGTTATAGTTTCTTCGTCTTCATCTAAAACATCTTTTGCAAGTACTGATAGTGGAATATAATCTTCCCAATAACCAAAAACTGAAATATCAATAAAAAACTTTCCATAATCTTCAAAAGAAAATAAGGTATAACTAGAAACATGATTAATGGTAGAGTTTGCAAAATTAAAAGTTCCATCATCGTAGAAGTATGAGTCTAGCGTAAAAGATGTATGCTTATATGTATTAATTCCAACATTATATATATTTCCAGTAAACATATTTTCTTTATTTGGTTGGCTTCCAATATATAGTTTTAATGATCCTGGATTTGCAAAAAATTGAGCAAGCCCACCTGTTGTATTGTTTGCAATTAATTTTGAAATTTGAATTCCGGCAGTAAAAGTTGTAACGGGACAAGTATGCGATCTAATCGTAGTTGAAACTCCAGCATAAGTAAAAACATAATTTAGTAGAGTAGATTCTTTTTTAATGGCAAAACTGTTTACTCCGTCTGTTATGTACAAGAACATAGCATTTTGATTTTCTTCTAATTTAAATGTTCCAACAATAGAATCTATAGTGTTTGAAATAAACGAAAGATTTTCAAAATATATATAAGAATTTGTGTCCCAGGTTCCGGATGGTTTCAAACTAAAAAATTTTGACCCTGTGGTTTGAATCAATTTATTAGCAGCCTCTAGTTCAGTTATAGTTTTATTTTCAGGTAGAACAAAGTTAGGCAATTGATAGTCTGGGGTTTTAAGTGTTGATATTCCAGGAATCAAATTATCCTCAATTCCAGAATCCCAAGACCTTGTAGTTGGATATGTAACGTTATTGCTATATCCTGCAAATGGATAGTCTATTTCTACTGTTGATCCACCATAATAATTATCTATAATTTCTGGTGTTGTTGGTATACCCTGACCTAAAATATAATGAACTTTTGCTGCATTTGTTGAAATAGAATATGGATATAAAGAAATACAATCAATCTTAATTTGATCCACATATGTTTCATATGCATAGAAAGCAATCCAGTCATTACTTTCGGTTGTGTGTATTTCATCATATTGTGAAGGAAGATTCATTAACAATGTATCAAATATTAATGATCCAACCTCTTCACCATTAACTAAAAGAATTGCCTTATTTTTAATAAGTTTAATATGAATAAGCATTGGTCTATACCATTCGCCAACAAAATGTGAAATAAAATTTCCATCAATTGCCAAAGTTAAAAAACAATCTTTTACATATAGACCATCTGTTGATCCTATTGGTCCCAAAATTCTTTTTGCATCTGATGTATTTACATCTGCCTGCAACCAAACCTCTAAAGTATAATCATTGTGTCTACCAGATTCATTTAAAAATCCATAGCCTGGAAAAATAAAAGATGGTTGAGTATTTGTAATTAAATCTGCTTCATCTACAAAATAATTTATATCTGTCCAAGAGTCTTCTGTATTTTTCCAATAAGACCAACTTTCTTCAGCAACCTGTTCCCAAGTTCTATAATCAATTATTTCTGAGTGTGGGATTAACTGAACTGCTCTGTCTGATCCATAAACAAGCGGTACACCAAAATTTTTACCAGCCAAAGAATTGTTGTCAACAACATAATATCCGCTATTTGCATTAAGACCATAAGCATTTGCTTCAACTACTCCATCTAAAGATAAATTAATAGTTGCTGGACTTGAAAGTTTTGTTTGACCTAATGATGTTGCATTAAACTCTTCACTGTGTTGACCTGCAGTAATCCCATTAAAATGAATATTATAATCTGCAATAGTTGCTCCTCCTGGAGAGGAAACAACTTTTATAACAAATTTAAATTCTTTGTCAAGGTCTGGAAAAGTAAATGTTGCTGAAATTGGAGTCCAAACTTCTGATTCAATAATTGTAAAATCTTTAAACTGTGATCCTCCATCATACTCATAACCAATAGATATTGAAACAATGTTTGCACTTGCTGTATAGTAGTATGTGCTTAAAGCAAAAGTTTGTAGTGTAGGATTTAAAGATTGAAAATTTACCAAGTTTGGACTTTTTATATAGTATGTTGTATTTGTACTAGAAGGAAGCGTTGATCTAAAAACTTTGCGATAACTATCTGGAAATGGTTGAACTTGGTTTTCTCCATTAAAAACTGGAGTTGATCCAGCAATAACTGTCCCACCTGTTAATGTCCAGTTGGTGGCATTACTAATATCCCTTTGTGCTTCTGATATTAAAGAGATATAGTCTGCTGAATCATCTAATGGCCAAATTGCAAGCGGATGCTCGGCAAAAATTTTTTCGGCATATAAATTAGAAGGAGTATTCATTATTACTCTATTTTACCACACTAAGGCTTAATTTTAGTTGCTAGTTTCTAATTTTATTTCACAGTAATCTGTTGTGCAATACATTTCTCCAACGGAATCAAGATTCTCAATACCGTCATAAATTGCATCAAAGTTAATATGAGCAACCTTTCCAACATAACCATCGTACTCTTCTTTAGTGATTTGTGTGTATGGCTGTTGTGGATAAGTGTGATTTCCCATTGGAAGGAAAGAAACTGCTTTCAATTGACCCTCGTACATATGAAGTGCTGGAGCAATATGTTTTGTTTCTGTTTCTTTGTCAAAAGATAAAGTCACAGACACTCCATTATCTGACCAATATTTTTGTGTAGTTGCAGCAAGACCAATCTTTTCAAACAAACTTACATCTTTCTCTGATCTTGGATGTCCTGAAGATACTGGGAAATATACTACACTAGTATTTGCTGATACTAAATCATCTTCAATTTTATACCCTGCCGCTTTAAATAAATGTAGCATTGGATCTGTATTTCCAAAACGAATTGCACGTAAGAAATATTCTCCACCAACAGACCAGTGAACTCCTGGAGATGCTCCAGAAAGTAATGAAACTGATCCTGAAGGTTTTACTGTAGTTACACGAATTGATTCACGAACACATAGCCATTCTGAATACTGCTTGTCGTAGTGACGAATCTTATTGTATCCTTCGTCCATCCATTCTCTGGTTGTTGGCATTCCATTAATATCGGTAAATGATGCAATACCAGTTAATGATGTTCCAATTCTACGGTTTCTTTGCATGATACCGTTTGTAATTTGCCAGTGTGTTGGAAGTAGAGTTACAGTTTTTCCATAAAGATATGCAAATTTTAAGGTACGCATAAAATCTTCTTTGTCTGTATGACGATTTAAGTGAACCTCAACTAATGTGCATAACTCATAAGATTCTAGTGGTTGTTCTGCACAAGGATTAAAACCCATAACACGATAGTCTTTTCCATCTGCTGGATCTGCTAGTCTTCCATAATTTCTTGCAACATCAAGCCAAATAAAACCAGGCTCTCCATTATCTGCAATCAAATCTACATAATCTTCATAATGAGTTCCAACTTCAGCAGAGATAGAGTTATTACTCATCCATGCCCATCCTGGATTTTCTGAATCAAATGAGTTACGATCTGGAAATAGTTCTGAATTCTTAAGATTAATAAAGTCTTTATCGTTTGGATTTCCAAGAGCAAGTGTTGCAGATCTACGAACATTGCCAGAAACAACACAAGTTCCAATAAGATTTACAATATCTACAATTGCTCTAGAATCTAACTTCTCTCCTGCTCTAGAACCAATTACTTTACGGATCATTGTATGTAGATCCATTAATGGTTTTGGACCGCTAGCAACCCCACCAAAGCCCTTAATTGGGGCTCCTAGAGGACGGATTAAGTCATAGTTAAATTCTTGAATTGGTTGGTTTGCTCTTAAAAATGAATTAAGCAAAAGTCTAACAGATTCTACCCATCCTTCACGAGTATCTGGAATTTCATATACAGATGCTGGTTCTGTTGGTGCATAGATGGATAGATCTTTTTCTTGACCTACCGTGTCA